TTTTAGAAGTTAAAAAGACTAAAGGTTATACTGCCTCAGGACGGACTAGATAATGGCTGATACAGTATCAACTCAAACTATAACAGACGTTGCAGGTTCTAAAACTGTAATGAAGTTTACGAACAAATCTGATGGTACAGGAGAGAGTTTAGTAGAGAAGATGACGAGTGCAAATTTAAATCACTTGTCAACTTCTACTAAAATTGCTAGAGTGATTTATAGTGTAAACACTACGGACCCTAAGGGGTCCGTAGAAATCCTATTTGAAGGAACTACTAACGCAACGGCGCTGTTTTTATCTGGTCAAGGCACGATAGATTTACAGACGCCGGCAATACAAATAGCTAACAATGCAGGTACTCCTACAGGTGATATTCTGTTCTCTACGCACAATTTCGTAAACGGAGACAGTTATTCTATCATTTTAGAGGTACGATAACATAAATAGGACTAAAGGAATAAACATATGAAACTAATTACAGAGGAACTTACTGACGTTAAATTGCTTGCAGAAGCAGATGAAAACGGCAAAAAGTCACACAAAATAAAGGGGATATTCATGCAGGCGAATATTAAGAACCGTAATGGTCGTGTTTATCCTATGGAAGTTTTAGAAAACGAAGTAAACAGATATAGAAAAGAATTTATCAATAAAAAGAGAGCATTTGGTGAGTTAGGACATCCTGACGGACCAACTGTAAACTTAGAGAGAGTGTCACACTTAATTACATCATTAGAAGGCGACGGCAAAGGTAACTACATTGGCGAAGCAAAAGTGACTGATACACCTTATGGTAAGATTGTGAAGTCTTTGATAGACGAAGGCGCACAACTAGGAGTTTCATCAAGGGGCATGGGTTCTTTGGAGAATAAAGGCGGTACTAACTATGTAAAATCAGACTTTTACTTAGCAACTGCTGCCGACATTGTAGCAGACCCATCTGCTCCATCAGCATTTGTACAAGGTGTTATGGAAGGTAAAGAGTGGGTATGGGACAATGGTATCGTTAAAGAAAAAGATATTTCTGAGATACAACAAGAGATTGAAGCTGCTCGTAGTTTTGAGTTAGCTGAAAAACAAACTGCTGCTTTTGAAAAATTTATGCGAAAAGTTGCAAAATAATAAATAGTAGTACGCAAATTAATTAATTAATTTTGACTTATAGGAGAGTTAAAAATGGAAGAAAATAAAACAATCGTTTCTGAAGCTCCTAAGGGTGCAGACGCTCCAAAAGCAGGCGCAGGTAAAGCTGAGCCAATGCAAAAAATGGGTGATTTTGAAGATGGCGGAAAAGCAGTGACTTCTCCAACAGACACAAGTTCAACTGACCATGCAAAAAAAGCTAAAAAAGATACGTCCGCTCCTACGAAAGGCGCAGCTACAGCAGAACCAATGCAAAAATTGAATGCTGAAGATGAAAAAGAAAACGATAAAGTAAAAAAAGAAGCGGCACATGATGACGCTGATGAAAAAGAAGACGATAAAGAAAAAGAAATGTCTGAAATGCCGAAAACAAAAGCTGGTATAATTCAAGCTATGTATGACGCAATGGGCAAAAAGAAAAAATCAGACTTAGCCGCTTCATACGGAAAAATGATGGCAGCTATGAATGGCGACGAAGATGAAAAAGACATGGACGAAGCTAAACATTCTGACGAAGAAGATAAAGAGAAAAAAGAAAAAATGGAAAAAAGAGTTAAAGACATTGACGTAAAAGAAGATGTTGCTGCTCTAGTTTCTGGTGATGACACTTTATCTGAAACTTTTAAAGACAAAGCTGCTACTATCTTTGAAGCTGCTGTTAAATCAAAAGTGAAAACTGAGATTAGCAGATTAGAAGATGAGTATTCTGCTGAGTTATCTGAAGCAACTGAAACATTCAAAAACGATTTAACAAACAAAGTTGACAATTACTTAAACTATGTTGTTGAACAATGGATGTCAGAAAACGAACTTGCTATTGAAAAAGGTATCAAGGGAGAAATTGCTGAAGACTTTATTGGTGGTTTAAAACAATTATTTGAAGACCATTACATTGATATACCAGATGAAAAGTATGACGTACTTGAAGCTAAAGAAAACGAAGTTGAAGAGCTGAAAGCTAAGTTAAACGAAACAACTGAGAAATCAATGGAAATGAAAAAACAAATTAACGAATTTTCAAAAGATGAAATTTTAGACGAAGTAACTTCAGGTCTTGCAGACACGGAAGTTGAGAAACTAAAATCATTAATTGAAGATGTTAGTTACGACGGTGCAGACGAGTATAAGAAAAAGTTAACTACTATTAAAGAAAGTTACTTTGGAAATGCTAAATCAGCACCTGCTGAAACGGTAAACGTTGACGCACAATCTAACTCCGAAGATGGTAACACAGTAACAGATATGTCTGATAGCATGTCTCGTTATACGGATGCAATCAGTAGGGTAAAAAGTAGAGATATCTACTAACAATTAAAAACTAAGGAGAGACTTAAATGTTTAATTCGCAAAACTTACAAGAGAAATGGTCTCCAGTTCTTAATCATGCGGACTTGCCAAAAATTGACAATCCGTACAAAAGAGCTGTGACATCAGTAATCTTGGAAAACCAAGAAAAAGCGGCGAAAGAAGACAAAGCATTCTTAGGTGAAATTGCAAACGTAACAGGTAGCGCAGTTGCTAACTGGGACCCTATTTTGATTTCACTTGTAAGAAGAGCAATGCCAAATCTTATTGCCTACGACATCTGTGGTGTACAACCAATGACTGGTCCAACTGGTCTTATCTTCGCTATGAAGAGCAGATTTACTTCTAACTCAGGAACTGAAGCTTTATTTAATGAAGCGGATTCAGATTTCTCTGGTACTGGAACACATTCAGCATCATTGAATCCTGGTTTAATGAACGACACAACAACATCCGTTACTGCTGGTACTGGTATTGCAACAGCGACTGCTGAAGCTTCATCATCATTTGCAGAAATGGCATTCTCAATTGAGAAATCAACTGTAACAGCTAAGACTAGACAGTTAAAAGCTGAGTACACAATGGAACTTGCACAAGACCTTAAAGCAATTCACGGCTTAGACGCTGAAACTGAACTTGCTAACATTCTTTCTGCTGAGATCCTTGCTGAAATCAATAGAGAAGTTGTGAGAACAATTTACGAAAAAGCTAAAAAAGGTGCTAACACTAATACAACTACATCTGGTACTTTTGATTTAGATACGGACTCTAACGGTAGATGGTCTGTTGAAAAATTCAAAGGACTAATGTTCCAAGTTGAAAGAGACGCTAACGTAATTGCACAAGAAACGAGAAGAGGAAGAGGTAACATTGTTATTTGTTCTTCAGACGTTGCTTCTGCTTTACAAATGGCGGGTATCTTAGATTACGCTCCTGCGTTAAACAACAGTTTAAATGTTGATGACACAGGTAACACTTTTGCTGGTACTCTAAACGGTAGATACAAAGTGTACATTGACCCTTATGCGTCAAACAACACAGCGGCACAATACTACACAGTAGGTTATAAAGGTACTTCACCTTATGACGCTGGTATGTTCTATTGTCCGTATGTACCTCTACAAATGGTTAGAGCAGTTGGTGAGAACACTTTCCAACCAAAAATTGGTTTCAAAACAAGATACGGTCTTGTAAGAAATCCATTTGCGGAAGCAAGTGCTCAAGCTTCTGACACAGGTACTGACCAAGCAAACATCTATTACAGAATGGTTAAAGTTACTAACCTAATGTAATATTACCTTTGCGGTGTAAATTATAAAGAGAGGGGAATTAATTTTCCCCTCTTTTTTTTTGGAATAAATAATCATATGAAAATACTAATACAATATCTCTGGATAACAATCATATCGCTTATCATATTAGTGTGTGCTATGATGATACCTACATCTAAGGATCCTTTACCTTTAGAAGAAAAAATGGATGAGATAAGAGAAAAAGAAAAAGTATTAACAGATACAGAAAAAGAATTAAAGAAATTATCAGACGATAAAGCGTGGGAAGAGGTAGATGAGACAACAACTATCATAACACCACTACCTAAACCAGGGACAGACATTAGGGGTTAGACTAAATAGTAATATGACAGATAGTACAATAACTACTAAACAACCAAGTGGTGCAGGTTTAGATTACGCTGATCCTACTAAGTTTAAATTTCAGATGGTAAAATTACCACTTGTAGAGTTTAATACAGTAGCAGCTCAAATACCAGATGTATCATTATCAGAATTAAATCAACCTACTCGTTTACAACAACTGAAAATACCAGGTAATGATATGACGTTTAGTGATTTAACAATTACTTTCTTAGTTGATGAAGAATTACAAAACTATAGAAAAGTACATGAGTGGATGGCAGCTTTAGCACAAGTTGATAGTGATGAGAAATTTCAAGCACTATTAGCAGAAGGACAAGATAGAATGCCAAACTCTCAAACAAGAGGCATACAAAGTGAACCAGGTAAATCTGGTTTAGCAACACCTGATGGTGCAATATACTCAGACGCAAAACTAGTACACTTAACAAATAGAAACATACCTAAAGTAGAGATATCATTTATAGATTGTTATCCTAAAGCTTTAAGTGCAATAGAATATAATCAAAACAATACAGATGTTGAATATATCACAGCACAGGTAACATTTGGTTATAAGTACCACGAGTATTCTACACCATTTTAATTAAAAACTTGCCAAATTGGCAAAAACGTGATATAATATTATGATGAAATATATAAATGAATTGAGATTTAAACTAGAAATATTGTGGATTGACCACCCACATAAAATTATGTTTAGTTTAGGTTTTATTATTGGAGCAATTTTACTATGAACTTAGAAGAACTACAAACACAAGCAGAAAAAGATTTAAAGATAGACGATACTGAACTAGATAGAGAAAGTTTAGCAACACCAATCTTACACGCCAAATACCTTAAACACTTTTCCACATACTCACTTATGTTAACAAAAGCAAAAAGTGAATACTCACAACTATACAAAAGCAAATGGTTGTTTTACTTAGGTAAAGCAGAACCAGAGGCATACAAAGATAATAACTTTGAATTAAAAGTATTACGACAAGATGTAGGTACATTTATTGACGCTGATACTGATATTATTAAACAGAAACAAAAAGTAGATTACTTAAACGTAGTAAACAGTTACCTAGAGAATATACTTAAACAAATATCTAATCGTGGTTTTCAGATAAAGAACGCAATAGATTGGAAAAAATTTACGGAAGGCGGAATATAATATGATTTTTTGCATTGGTAATGGCGAAAGTCGTAAAGACTTTGATTTAGAAACATTAAGACCACATGGTAAAATATATGGTGCTAACGGACTGTATAGAGATTTTACACCTGATATATTACTTGCAATGGATTATAATATATGCCATGAGATATATCGTAGTGGTTACGCATTTGAAAATATATGTTATCTAAGACAATGGTCAAAGAACCCAGCAACTGTATATGAAAACTTGTTTAAGAGAGAAACAGTTGATAAGTTTATAGGTAAAGATATTGCAGAACCTAAATTAACTCATTTAGATGAACACGAATGGGAAGGTGAAAAGAAGAAATTTTTTGTTTGTTGGGCAAACAATAGAGACTTAATGGCAAAACTAAGAGAAGATAGAATAAAGAATGGTTGGAATGAAGATGATTTAAAACTATATCTATCTAAAGACCAAGAAGGTTATCTAATTACATGGACAAAGAGAAAAGACAAAGTACAAGGTCTTGGTAAGTATTACTATGAAAAGACTAATGCAGGTACTTTGATTGCTTTGATGGCGTCTGATAAAGATAGTAAGATATATCTAATAGGTTATGATTATTATAGTGAGACTGAACAAGTCAATAACATATACAAAGGTACAAAAGGTTATGTAGGTAAGAGTGCAAGTGCAATCAAACCTAAGAACTGGTTAGACCATACTGAAAAATTATGTAAGAAATATCCTCAACATGAATATGTACATGTAGGTAAACCTATTGATAAATTCAAAGACATACCAAACTTGACTAATATCTCATATGCAGAATTAAATGAGCGAATTAAAAATAACAAAGTTTAACGAATCCTATATTAAGTGTACAAGTGAAGATTTAGGACTGTTACAGTCTTTATCTGATTTTTTTACATTTCAAGTACCAGGTGCCAGCTTTATGCCGTCTGTAAGAGCAAGACGTTGGGACGGTAAAATAAGAATGTTTAGTAAAGCAACTGGTAAAATTTACTATGGGTTACTACCGTATATAAACGAATTTTGTCGCCGGAACGCACATACAATCACACACGAAGCACCTGAAACCATTGGTGTGAACCATCCTACCAATCTTTTTTCCAAGTATATTGATGGTTTATCTATACCTAACATCAAACCAAGAGAATATCAAATAGGAGCGGTTCAACATGCAATCAATAATAAACGTGCTGTATTAGTATCGCCAACTGCTTCAGGTAAGTCTCTAATCATCTATTGTATTATACGAATGA